TCCCTATAATCTCGCGGCTTGGCCCCTTAGCTCAGTGGTTAGAGCAGGCGACTCATAATCGCTTGGTCGTTGGTTCAAACCCAACAGGGGCCACCAAATTTTAGCTTTAAAATCATATAGTAAGCCACTTCTCGCGAGGTGGCTTTTTCATATCAGAAACGCCATTGGCAGCAAAATGGCAGCAGGTTTTTCACGTACTCATACTTTTTAAGGACAGACTCGTATGAAAAAACCTCTTTTGGCCTTGCTACTTGTCGCATCTCAAAGCGCCTTCGCAGACAAAATCCCAGACTCTATTGAGAATCTCATTGCTGTTTACGATACAAGATCGCACAGCCTGGACAATGGCGAGCTAACCATTAAATACAGCAAACCAAAATTATTGATAGATGCCGCTGAATCACTTTTCAGCGGCATTTGCAATGATTACTTTATGAACAAATGGAAGCCAGAGACGATTAAAAAAATCACTCTGTTAAATGTTTCCCATGACCAAGGTTTTAGGATTAATGGCGGTGGAGTTGAATGTAAAAAAACTGGCTCCATGGAAAACGAAAAGGCACGCGCTTACAGAACCAGTTTGATTGAACCTCTGCAATAAACTTTTGTTACGTTAAAAGTTCATATGCCCCTGCCCGGCGGCAGTGGGGTGCGGCGGGGCATTATCAATAACTCCAGGTGTCATGATGTATCGCACTACGGTTTCATGAGTGATGAAGGTGGTTCCGCAATTAATGTTCTGGCACTGACAGTAACGCTCTTTTGTCTGATCCGTTACCCGAAAGCTACTCCGCGTATGCGCCGCGTGGCCGCACTTTGGACAATTCATCATTACATTTATCTCCCGCCCTGCACATTTCAATCACATAATGATACACACAACTTCCATTTTGTGAACCTCATCAACTCATTTCTAAATCATCAATCTTCACTTCCAGTTCGATGCTGGTCGTAAATCCGCTATCCGGGTTGACCGTGTGCGTTAACGTTGTGATGGTCCATTCCGCATCATCAATGGGCTGTTTAAAACCGCTGACCTTAACGGGCATTTCTGTATACAGATCCGCGCGGCCTTCTGCCAGCTGGAGAGAAAATGTCGCCACGCCGCGCTGCAGCCGCTCCCAGTTCATTTTTGCTGCCCGTTCTGCATTACTGCGGTTCGCATAGGTACGGTTCAGAACCAGCACATTCTCATCCGTTCCGACCAGGTAATCCCCCTGCTTTGCTTCCGGCTCTTTGGGTTTTGTCGTCCTACGGCGGCGCTTCACCTTTGCAGTTTCTTTCTTTTCCGGTTCCCGGGTATGCAGCCAGTGAGCGATAACACCCGTATATGCTCCCCTGTCAGCCAGGCTAAACCGGTGACTGTCTCCGTCCTTACGGGTAATAGTGATGACCGGCAACGGTTTACCACTTGCTGTTTTCCCCTGCCCCTGCCGGATAAATAGCAGATTACCGTCCTTGACTGAGGCAATCGCGCCATACTGCCGCGCCAGCTTCATTAAAAAGCTGGCGTCGCTTTCGTTGGTCTGGTCCAGGTGATCCAGCGCCATCGCAGCGACATCATTTCCTATAGCAACTTTAAGGTTGTGCCGTGCGGCAATGTCTTTCACCACATCGCCCACCGTCGTTTTGTGCCAGGACTTCTCACGCCGGACATTCAGAGTTTCCCTGAAATCAGCACTACGGGCACGGATTGTCAGCCTGTCCGGGCTGCCGCTATGCTCTATTTCGTCAACGGTAAACTTACCTTTTGAGTACAGCGGCTCGCCTTTCCATCCCAGCGCCAGAGAAATCACTGCGCCACGACGCGGCATAATTACCAGGCCGTCGGCGTCGTCCAGCTCCAGATCAAGCTGGTCAGCTTCAAATCCGCGGTTGTCGGTCAGCGTCATACCCAGCAGACGTTTATCCAGCGTCTGCGTGGCATCTTTGCCTTCAATCACGATCCGAAAGGCCGGAGTCTTGCTTCCGAGGTTGAGTAAATCAGCCATCTCGCTCACTGCAGCAACCCTCCTACCGTGGATCTGATGTTCCCTACTGCGGCGGCGGCAGAATCCTGCAGACTACTAAGCTGATCACTCAGACTGCCGAACATTTCAGACAGGGACTCATCCACCCGTTTAAGCCCCAACGAAAACTCTATTTTCCTGGCTTCTCCACTGGCGAAAAATTCCGTTTTCGTCTGGTTAAGGCTCTCAATCACATACATGCCGTAGATAGTCCCACCACCCTCGATCAGCGGCCACGCCTTCCCCTGCTCTGCCATCAGCTCCAGCGCCAGCAACGACAACCGGCCGCCGGTCACTTCCGGCATGAGGACGCCGGAGAGCGTCAGCTGATCGTTATCTGGCCCCAAAAATTGCGTTGTCGGACGGCGATTAACGCGGTTGTTGGTCACATGGCGCCAGTTCCGCTGATACTGCAGTTGCTGATAGGGAACCGTGCGCAGCTGAAACACAAACAAGCCCAGGACCATCATCATGAATCGTACCCCCCTTGATCACTGAAATTGCTGCGGGCCTTCGCCTTCATGCGTCGCTCGCGCGCATCAAGCTGCCGTGCAACTTCCTGCGCAATATCCTGCGCACTCTGACCGGGCAGAGCCTGGATAATAATTTGCGCATGGGTTTCAAACTGGAATACAGGCTGGCTGCCTGCTGGCTTATCAGTTACAGGACGGTATGAAGCTGCCGGCAGACTCATGGGATGAAGCGGGGCGGCCTCTGCTGGCATTGCTCCCCCCATCATTCCGGCGACTACGGACGCCAGCGCGGCCGTTCTCCTGCGGCTGGTCACATAGGCCGGACCGTTAATCAGCTCCGGGCCATTCTCGCCAGCAATACCCACCTGTCCACGTGGAATATAACCACCGCTGTCATACATCCCCGCGAAAAATCCTGGGGTCTTTTTCTGCGGTGAGGCGCCCTGCGAATTATCGCCGCCGGTCATCCAGTCCGGCAGGTAGCTTTTGACCGATGCCAGCTTGCTCTTAAGCGTTTCCCATTTCTCATTGATACCGCTCAGGATGCCGTCAATGATCGCCCCGCCCACCGCTTTAAATTTTGCGGGCAGCGCGGCAACATCACTCAGAATTTCATCCCATTTGCTGCTTATGGTCTGCTTAATCACAGCCCAGGCTACTGACACCCCTGACGTGATGGCATCCCACAGTGCTTTAAACTTCGGCCCCAGCGTTTCCCAGTTCTGCCAGATATAGATGGCTCCCATCGCAACCAGGCCAACTATCGCCAGAATGGGGTTAGCCATCATCAACCGGCCTAACCAGATGACCGCCTGGCCTGCGCCGCCAATTACTCTTGTGACCAGACCAAACGCAGAAGCAAATTTAAGCTGGAGAATGCCAGCACTTACCCGCACTACCGCCATAGGTCCCAAAATGGATGCAAGGGCCAGTGACACCACACCCGCTGCGGTAGCTACCACGGCAAATACGGCCGCAATTTTAAATAGCGCCGCCGTCAGTTGCGGATGACGCTTCACAAAACCATCCAGCGCGGACGCCAGATTACCCAGCCAGTCCGCAATATTTTTCAGCACCGGCGCGACGGTTTCACCGATGCTCGCCATGGCGTTGGTAAAGGAGCCGCCAGCGGCTTCCCATTTGTTGCCTAGGGTATTAAGCGATGCATCGACGCGTTCGCGCAGGGTAGCCTGGTTCTCCAGCTTCGCTACTGTTTCACGATAACCATCAATACCTTTTTGGATCATGATATCCAACGCCTGCAGCGTTTCTGAATCATTGCCAAACAGGTCTTTTTTTGTTGCCATCTGCTTCTCGGGAGTAAGTTTGCTCAGCTTACTTAGCTGGACATACATATTTTCCAGCCCACCAAATCCTCCCTTACCATCAGAAAAATTAAACTTAATGCCGGTCCCTTTTAGATCATCATTAACAGCTTTAATTTTCTTTGCATCCAGGGCAGCCTGGAATATTTTCCGATACGCATTCCCAGCAGACTCCCCGGCCATACTTGCCTGGTCGGCCATAACCAGCAGTGGGGCAAAGGTTTTAGCTGCATCTATCCCTTTTTTATTTAGGATACTCATCGCGCTACTAATTTTTGAAAAACCCTGCAGCATATTCCCGGGGTCTACGCCCGCATAAAAACCACGCTGGATAAGATCCATCAGGCTCATCATGTCTTTTTCGGTGGTCTGCGTGGCGTCCTGCAATTTTGCGGCAAACTCTGCCGCCTCCGTCGGCGCCATTTGCAGCTGCACGCCAAGGTAAGCCGCCGACTCACCCAGCCCGCCCAGGATAACCTGCGCTGACATCCCCTGACGGCGTAACATGGTCATCATGTTCTGAAAATCTGCCGTGGTGCCGGGCAGCCGGTCACCCAGGGCTATTGCCAGCTTGTTTAGCTTCATGAACTCAGGCGCCACCTTTCCGCCAGGTCCCATCATTGAGCCTGCCAGCTGGTTAGCGGCGTTTTCTGATTCCGAGTAGGCGCGAATGGGCGCCAGCAAGGTCGCGCCCGTTGTCACCCCGGCCGCCATCATCCCGGCCCCGTTCCCCGCCAGGCTGTTACGCACGTCGCGCATCTTGTCAGCTTTGGCCCTGATCGCATTCAGCTTACGCTGGCCCTCGCCCACGTCTCGCAAGCGCCGCTCCTGCTCTGCCAGCTGCTGGTTATAGCGATCCGTTTCGCGGGTAATTCTGGCCGTTTCACGGGCGCCACCGCCCGCAGAGATGCCGAGGCGGTACAGCTCCGCCCTGGCTGCCGCCATCTGCCGCGTTTCCTGCCCCTGCTTTTGTTCCAGGCGTGATACGGCGCGCCATTGCGCCTCAAGCGCCTGCGTCTGTTTTTTCGTGGGGGATTCGAGCGCTGCCAGTTCGCGCGTCATCATCTGCGCACGCAGCCGCGCCTGGTCCAGCTCGTTGCTGGTCCGGTTCAGGCTCTGTGAGAGTTGATCAAAAGATTTTAACTGGCTCCCCGCGTCGTTAAGCCGTTTAAGCTGATCACGGGTCTGCCGGATGCCGGAGGCCAGCTCCTTCGAGCCAGCCAGCGCATTTTTTAAAGGGCGGGTGAGTTTATCAACCGCATTCAGAACCACCTGCAGGCGCAGGTTTTTATCACTCATCGCTGGCCCCGCTACGCATTATCGCTCTGTGCCGCCACTCCAGCACTTCCGTCAGCGGCATAACGTCAGTGACGGACGGCGGCCAGTGAAAGATCGTGGCGATATCCGCCACCAGGTCATCTACCGTCAGGCTGTCGGCAAATCGGCAAGTGCCGACTTCGGCAACAAAAAAAGGACCACCTCGACAGACATCGCGGCCAGGTCTGCCGGGTCGAGGTCCGCCATTTCCTGCGGGGTCAGCGTTGGTGTGGAGATACGGGGGATCACGGTCATCATAGAGGCCACGTCCATTTCCATCACCGCCTGCAGTCGCGTACCGCGCAGTGCGCCGGATTGCGGCTTACGCAGCACAATTTCCGTAATCGTGGTATCACCGCGCTTAATCGGGCTATCCAGTTTCACCGTTGCTTCTGTTTTCTCACTCATGCTCTTTTCCTGTTATGGGTTGGCTGGCGCGACCTCGCGCGCCAGGAAAAAATTACAGACCGATGGCGTTACGGTGTTCTTCCATCAGATCAACACCATCAACAACTTCAATCATGTTGATCACATCGACCTCATAGAGCACTTCGCCGTTAATGGTCAGCTTTGCGTAACTGTTAACGCTGCTGACTTTGGTGGTATTGCTCTCGCCGGTTTTCCACTCGCCGGAATCCACCTCTTTGTGGCGCCCACGTACGACCAGCTCAACGGCCTGCACTTCGCCGGTGTCGTCGCGCTGAATAGACCCGGTAAATCGCAGCTGCACGCCGTCCACCGTGGCTTTTCCCATCTGTTTAAACAGAAGCGCCTCCGTACCGCCGATGGTCATTTCCGTATCCAGCGCGCCATCATCCAGCCCCAGATCAATACCGACTGAACCGGGCATACCGCCGCCGCGGTAGTTTTCCAGCTTGCGGGTGAATTTCGGCAGGGTGACGGATTCAGCAATGCCCATCCAGTTGTTACCGGCGTTAAAAATATTCAGGTGTTTTAACTTGCGTGGTAAGGCCATGGGTCCCCCTTATGCGCTTACGCGGGTGGTGAAATCCACCAGGTAACGGTCAGTGATGCGCTGGCGCAGCATCAGGTTTTCCAGTGGCGGCACTGGCGTATAGTCGTAGTCGATCCAGAGTTTCCCGGCTTTCAGCGTGTCTTTGTCATTCACACTGTCATCAATCCAGCAATCTCCGCCGATGAGGTAGCCCTGATTTACCAGGCTGCGCATTTTGGCGCGGATACCTTCGATAATGTCGCGAGCCAGCGAAGGGTTAAGCGGCATGTCCACCGCCCACATATGCGCCTCCGCCATGGTGTCTGCCAGCACCTGCGCGGTACGGGTGTAGTTTTCAAACTGGAATAACGGGTCATCGCTGAGGCAGCGGGAACCCCAGAAGCGGAAACCATCCTTGCGGATCAAGGTGGTGACGTCGTTCTGGTTCAGCAGTCCGGCATCGGTTGCCGGGTCCTGCAGATCCCAGAACACATCCGCTGACAAGCCGGTTACGCCGTTGACGCCCACGTTAGAAAGGGTTTTGTGCCAGCCGGTCTGCTCGTCGATTTTTGCACGCAGACCCAGCGCGCGGGCAGTGGCGTAAGCGGTCGCATCCGCCTGCAGCACCGTGTCAAAGTTGATGAAATCAGGCCAGATCAACATCCCTTCTCGCTGGCTGAAGTTGTCGCGGTAAGTGATCGCCTCTGCCACGGTTTTACAGCCGTAAGCTGACATATACGCAAAGGCCCGCAGGCTCTGCGCCACGCTCAGCAGCTCAGTGGATACGGCCTGCGTATCATGCCCCGGCACGCCGAGAATGCGCGGTTTCACGCCCAGCTGCGACTGCGCGGAAAGTAGCGCCTTCATGCCGGTTTTCTTACCGTCGGCAGTCACGCCGCCGATAATATTTGAGGTGGTTTCCGCTTCGGTTTCGCCCTGGGCAACGCGCACCACTACGGTGACGGGTTTTGCCTGGTCGGCGATGGCGTCCAGTGAGCGGGCCAGCGTGCCGGACTCGCCCGCTTTGCCGCTGGCGGTCAGTACATCGGTAAGCAGAACCGGCTTATTGAGCGGGAACACAGAGGCATCGGCATCATCGCCGGTGCATACCATGCCCACAATCGCCGTGCTCACCGTCGTGATAGAGCGGGTGCCGTCGTTAACTTCAACAACACGCACGCCGTGGTGATAGTCTTGCGCCATGAATGAATCTCCTGTTTAGGGGTTCACCCATGGTAGGGAAATCATTCACCGCAAGCCGTTGATGGCCGTTGTACCGTCAATGGCACAACCGCAGACAGAAAAAAGCCCCTTATCGGGGCAGACTGATACCGGGATTTATCAGGCAACGCGGCTCCAGCACATCAGCAGCGTGTGAGATTCCACCACGCTGAACGATTTGCCCTCACCGAGGTTATCGGTTTTGCCAGTGGTCGTGTGTTTATGGGCTGGCAAGTCCACAATATGGCTATGATCGGCCACCTCATCCGTATAATTTCGTGTGCGGCGGCTGTCGTTATCCGAACCAACTATGTAATTATCATCCCAGACCTCACCCGGGGCGAGCATTCCGCCTTTGTGTTTATGCCGTCCTGCCTCCCTGGTGATCAGTTCCTGCCCGGGGAGTTCGCTGGTTTCGCCACTGACATTAACCTGCACAGCTGGCAGGTTAGCCTGCTGGATTGTGACAGTATCGCTTCCGCCGGTATTCCCTACGTTTGAGCCGTCTGCTTTTGCCACCCGGATCGTTTTATTTTCACCGGTGTATACCCATTCTGACCAGGGCCATTTTTCATTCGGGTTGACGTTCTGATTAAAAAATCGCGTCGTACCCACAGGGTTATCGTCCTCCCAGAATTCACGCTTTGCCGCTGTAAGAGCGGCGGTAATAGCCTGCTGAATATCCGTATCAAGCTGTCCTGCAACCTGATCGGCATAGTCTTTTGCCTCCTCCTTAGCGCGATTAACCTCCTCTACGGTTGCCAGAATGACGGACGGGTCAGCCTTCAGTTCTACATCCGAGGTGTTACTGACTCCGATATAGAGATTTACTGACTGTAGTCGTCCCGAACCCTGGGCAAGCTGGGGTTTGTATGACTCAGGCAGGCTGGCAACCGCCAGACAGTCCCCGTCTTCGTCATAAAGTGCCGCCTCGCGCAGCCAGAAACCGCCAATCTGAGGCATGATGATCATTTGGGCGCGAATGATGTTCGCGCCAGTGTCGGCAATGACCAGGCGATTCAGGGGGGCGCGATAAACTTCATTAACCAGACCCGTCTGGCTCTCATCGGGTACTGTCGCCGCTCCGCCGCCATCGCCAACAGCCATATGCGAAAAGCCTACGGTTTCCCCTGTCAGAGCCGCGGCGGCGAGCTTTTCCGCCCCCCGACTTGTCATTATTGCGTGATATTTCGTGACCATGTTTTCCCCTCAGAGATCAGAGATCCCCCAGGCTGCATTGAGATACTCACTAACGCTGTCGATAACCGATGCAACCTGTGCCTGCGTCAGTGCAGCCTCGAAAATCAGCTCCAGTCCCATTGTAATAGCCGCTCCCGCCGGATAGGCTGCGGGCGCATGATGAGAACCGATGCGGATTGTGCGATCTGCATATGCAGTCCTGTTGGTCAACGCGCGCGAGTTCTGCCATGCAAGCGCGCCGCCCTGGCGTCCGCCAATGCGTGCGATACCGTTATCACCGTCGACCAGCGAAACAAATGCTGCCCATTTTGAGGCGTCATAGGCTGCGCTGAAGTAGTTGATCATATTGGTAGGGGTAGCTCCGCCATCCTCCACGAACGCACCGTAAAGGCTTTGCCCGGAGAAAAGAAAAGCCAGACCGTCACCGCGATAGACTGCCGGTGCGCCTGAATAGCTGTAGTTCCCCATCATAAACGCCTGCTGCTTTTCGGTGGCTTCCGTCGGCTTTACCGGTTTGCAGATCACGATATGGGTCTGGTTTTTTGTTGAGACCTTTCCGGTATCAAAGCAGTTGCCAAAGCTACAGATAGCCCCAAATTCAGCCAGGATTGTAGGCGCTCCGACCTTTGTCAGCGGGGCGGAATTGTCAGCGCGGTTCCTCATGCTCAGTTCTGAGGTTCCGCCGTGGATATACATCGCCTTCAACCCTGCAATGACAGGCAGGTTTGGCTGCATGAAGTGCCCTTTTTTCGGATGCGTTCCCGGGATAATGACGTCACCGAGCTTAGGTACATAGATTTCATTAGTTGTCATAATTCAGCCTTTAATCAGTGCATTATTCAACGCCGAGGCAATCAGGTTGCCGCCCACTGCATTGGGGTGCAGGTTGTCGAGAAAACAGCCCAGACCGTTCATTTCCGCCCAGGTGTCGAAAAGGTCATAGATACTGAAAAACTCGACATTTAACGTCTGCGAGAGGTCGTACATCACATCGCGGAAATCAACGAGTGGCGTTGCCGCCGTTCCGTTCGTGCGGGGTGGTGCCATGAGGATAAATCCCACGTCAGGGAGCACAGCGCGGCAGGCGGCCATATACTTTTGCAGTGCGGTACGGAATGTGGCTGTCGATTCTGAAATTCGGTAATCGTTGTTCCCGATCACGATGCAAATGACGTCTGGCTGCATTGTGCTCAGGTACTCCGCGATTTTGTCTGAGAACAGCAGGAACTGATCGGCCAGAATCCCCGCGTTCCCTGCTTTGCTCATCACGCATCCTGCCACGCCGCTGCGCCACAGATAGAAACCATGAATAGCTACGCGCCCGGCGTTGCCGTCGGTTTTGACGTAAATCGTCCTGACCTCATCAGTCATACCCGTCAGCAACACCGATTTTGTCGCACCGGTATTCCCGCAGACAACCTCAGTCCACTGCGTGACCCCGCCAACGTCGTAGCCGTACTGAAATTTCCCGTTAAGATCCTGATAGTAAATTCGGCAGTCAGTGCAGCGTACATTCGTCACGTTGAAATAAGCGGTGTTTGTCGTCGTATTAATTGACTGGCCATCAATACCGCAGCCATAAAGCGGCGCTCCGCTGGTCGGTGAGGAGTCGTACAAATCCCATCCGGCAGAGCGGAAAATATTCGAACCGTCTCGTGCAGCACCGTAGTTAACAGTACGCCAGCCTAAACCCGCATCGCCGTAATCCGCGTGCAGCAGTCCAGCGATAGCGGCCGCCAGTTCGTTATTCTGCGTCCAGCTGTCGCCTGTCAACATAAAGTGGGGGCGGACAGCCAGACCCGCTTTAAGCTGCGCTTTCTTCGCTTTCCAGCGCCATAGCGTGCGCCCGTCGGTATGCAGCGGAATGTTATAAGCGGCGGTGTACATCCGCCGTTGATACCACCGTGCAAAAATGCCCCTGATGTTTGGCCCGATACCCGTCGCGTCAAACTCGCCGTCCTGGAACCAGAACGGGACAGAATCGGCAGCGTCAGTTATTCCCGGAACGAAGGAGGGATCAACCAGCGGGATACGCTGATTCAGGGCCTTTTCAATTATGGCGTTGATGTAAGCCCATACTTTCTGCTGAAACCCCTCAGAAATCATGGACACGTTAAAACCGTTATCCCAGAACAAGGGGATATTATTGTCGCCATCTACAACCAGTGGGAAGAAGGTGTTATTCACACCACTAACCCCGGCATTCACTGAATCCCCCAGACGCGCGCGGACGTCCGTATAAATCATCTGGTACAGAGACATAGCGACTCTTGAAACGGCGAAACCGTCATCCCACCACGCCGGAACACTACCGGCGCCATCGACGAATAAAGGGAAAAAGTTGTCATCCACAAAGCCGCTTGAGGTTAGCTTAGCAATTAATTGAAGAGCGGCTTCAACAGCTTCCTGAGACAGCATTTTTCGGCCAGTCTGCTGTAGTGCGCCAGAAACATTCGCGTACTCATCTGCAAGGGATGAGTCGCTATGGTTTATCACCCAGCAATTGCCACCCTCTGGAATATTTCCCGCAGATAAATCGTTCTCAGCCAGAGGGAGTGACGGGAAGAAGCGGACGCTGTTGATAATCGATCCCTGACCGAGCAAACCCGTAACAGCCCTGGCAACGCCACCATCATTCAGGAAATAACGAAATGCCAGCGCCTCACCCTCGCCCAGGGCGACGCGAAACAGCTTACCTTGTGGTGTGCCAGCTAATCCCGCAATGGTGCCGTCTGGATCCTCTTCGGTTTCAAAGAACGTGTACTCCCTGTAATCGGAAATACCCTCAATCAGCACCTTCAGGAACTGCGTACGGTTTGCAAGTTGCCGGGCCTGGATATTTGCAGCGCCTTTCGTCCCGCCTTCCACTTTGTCTGCGCGGGAAAGCTGGTAAACCGAACTTTCCCACACGGTTTTTTCTGTAATATTCATGCTATTTTCCTGAGAAATTAACGCTGCCGAAATAGAACTGCTGGCCGTCGTAGTGAATGCTGTCTTCTGGTTCGTATCCCGGCGGATAAACGCTAATATCCTCACCGTCAAATATTGCAGCCCCCAGCCATACCGGCCCTCTGGTTCCTGCGGTTAGTGTCATTTGTGCCAGATGCCGACTGACTGGCTTCGCATCGCCAATAATCCGCTCAAGCTCGTAAATCATCGGCTCCGTGATGCCGATTTCATTCAGATCGATCTCAAGCCGAAACGTCCCGGCGGGGTCGGCTACTTTCCACCACTCCTCAAGAGTCATTGAGTAACCCAGCCCCTCAATCACCCGCTTAACTGCAGCCACCGTTCCTTTGCGCTGATGGATCCAGAAAGCATCGCTGACCGCCTGCCGCTTAGCGGTTTCTGTCCAGGTTTCCTCCCATCGGTCAACGGAGAAAGCCCAGGCCAGATACGGCAGAAACTTTGCCGGGCATTTCCACGGGTTCCACAGGTCACGCAGCGGCACGTTTAAATCACTGATACCTGAACAGGCCTGCGCCAGCCTGCGCTCCAGCGCAGACGCCCCCGGCGGTAACAGGCTGCTAGTCATCAGAGCCACCAATTTCTGCTTTAAAATCGGTGCAATATGACGCCTGCGTTTTATCTAACACCATGTCCGCCAGAGGCTTCATCAGCTCAACGCGCTGGACGCCCTGAACATGCAGAGCGGCATAGATAGCAGACAGCCGCACGTCACGCCCCAGGCGACGCTGCTCGTTGATATATGCCGTACCCTGCGCTTTCGCAGCCGCCAGGATGGGTTCCTTTGCCGGGCCGGGATAGACATAAAGAACCGCATCAATTTCATAGGGGACAATCTCAGCAGATCGGACACTCACCCGATCCGCCACCGGCCGCACAGCCTCATCATTCAGGGCCTCACCGACGACCTGCAGTAAGTCTTCCGGCGCAGTACCATCGCCGTCGCGGGCCAGAATCGTCACCACGACTTCCGCCGGTGACGGGCTGAACGCCGATGCATCCGCCACCCGACCATCCGAGCTAAGCGCGTGATATTCATAGGCTCCTACTGGCCCGGCAACGCTCATCCCCTCAAAGGCCGCAGGAATGCGCTGGCGATAATCCGCGTCAGATTCCATAACTGCCTCCGTGGGCGGCGTTGTGGTGTCATCTGCAGCTGTAATCACCCGGCGCTGTACGTTGTTATTCGCGCCTAAATTGTCCAGGTCATCCCCGCCGGAATAGGCCACCATCACGGCTTTCGCCGCCTCGTTAATCCGCTGGCGCAGCAGCAGCTCCCGGTACACATTTTCCTGCAGCATTTTCACCACCGGCTCAGATTCAAGCGCTAAGGTGCGGGCCACGGCCTCCTGCTCTTCTGCCGGAAATAACGCGACAAATTCAGCCTTGCGCTCAGCCAGCAGGTTTTCAAAATCCGGCACATCCACAATTTGCGGCGGCGGCAGCTGGGAAAGGTCAATAACGGCCATTGTCTGCTCCTGTCGATACGGAAAGGGACACGGGCACGCCGTCATTACGCTGGCCTGCCAGCTCAATAACCATTGCGCCATCCATGCTGCTGCTGTTAACCGTGATGGTGTCCAGCTGCAGCCGCGGCTCCCAGCGCCGCAGCGCCACATACACCGCAGCCATGATCTGCAGGCGCAGCGCCGGGTTTTGCGGCTGGTCAATGAGCGCTGAAAGCAGGGAACCATACTCCCGGCGCGCAAGCCGGCTCCCTTGCGGGGTCAGCAAAATGTCGCGCACCGACTGGCGCAGGTGGTCAGTTTCCGTTATGGCTCTGCCGGTATCGCGGCTCATCCCGATATAGAGCGTCAAAATGGATCTCCCGTCGTTCCGCCACTGTCGCCAGGGTGTTTATGCTTATCAGCAACGACGCCGTTTGACGTCATCGCGCCGCCGCCGTGGGTCACATCGCCGTTCAGGATCACGTTGCTGTTAATTAGGGTGGTGTCAGCCTCGATCACAAACTCACCGGTTTTGCAGGAGACAACCTGCGAAGACTCAATCAGCACGCTTTTCACGCCGCGAATAATCCAGCGCCCGGTGGCGGGGTCGTATTCGAACCAGCCACCATCCTCGTATGCGGTCACGTCCGCACTTTCAGAGTCTGACGGCGGCGGGCAGGCGTTGGAGTAGATGGCCGGAAGCGCAAAGGCTGTTTCCAGATTGCCGCCCAGGCTGAACAGCACCACCTGCTCCCCTGGAGACGGGCACCACCAGGTGCGTGATTTACCTGCACGGTAGGTCAGCCAGTTAATCCAGTTGGTTTCGAGGTCGCCCGTTTTCACCCGGCACAGCCAGCCGTCCCGGTCCACTTCGGTCACAATGCCGGTGCGGATCAGATTGGTGATAAGGCGCATGATTTCGGTTAATTGCGTATTCATGAAGGCAAGATTGCCACGCGCGGAGGGAGTGCGGCAGCGTGGCGGGTTGTGTCATCCCTGACACAAAATCACTGTGACAACCAACGCAGTAAGACGTCTCGCGTAATGTCTTCTGATTCATCATTGATGCCGAGCAACCGGCGCTCTGCATATTTGACTTCCGGCCCTTTACGGCTGGCCCGATCACGCAAGCCATAGTGATGCACGCGGGCTATGCGCTGCACACGGCTCTCAAACTCGACGCTTGCCGAGTCCTGGCTGGCGACGGCTTTCAGGTATTTTGTTGTGCGGAGTTTTGCAAACATCTGCCGACGGATGCGGCCCTGTTTCGTTCTGGCCGTCACGCGACGCGGCTCGTAAGCCGTCCCGTCCGGGTTGCGCTGCATCCTGATATTTTTCTGCTGGCTGCGGCGCAGCTGCTGTGCCAGATCCCGCATCATGCGCTTACGTGCGGCAGGATCCAGTCCCGCCAGCAACGCATCTAACCAGGCGTCAACTTCCTGCAGCTCAGCCACGGCTCACTGCCCACCTTTCGTCCGGTTCGTCCGGTTCCGGCATCGCTTCGACGCTGGACACGTCACCGTCAGCGCTGACTATCACACGCTCTGTCAGTTGCAGATTCAGGCTGATATCACAGATATCATTGCGCAAAATATCGACTTCAAAGGAAAGCAACTTTTCCCGCAGTTCCGGGTTATGAATAGCATCCGGCTGATTTTCCCTTAACCAGGCCACCACCGGCGCCATCAATAACCCCTGATCGCCGCTGAAATCCACAATCACCACATTCAGGGTGTAACGATACTCCCATGAAAGTGACGCTGCTCCGGTTGCCACCACCGATCCGTTATCAACGAACAAATGCAGCTTATCCGGGTTATCGCGGACATATGGCACCGCGCTATTCAGGGCGCGGCGTAAGGATTGAGGCTTGTTCACTGTTTCGCTCCTGACAGGAAATTATCGTGTCCACTTTATCGGCGCAGACCGCCCAGGCCGCCTCCGCTTCATCCAGCGCGGTTAGCAGATCGCCGTTAGTGCGTGCCGCCGACTTTTCCAGGCGGCACTGCGTCACCCTGGGACAACCATTCACGGTAAGCAGCACCTCCGGCGAGGGCTGGACGTTCGCGCATCCTGATAATGTCAGCAGGCAGAAGAGTGTCAGCCCAGCGGCGTAAATCCTCATTTTCACGTTTTAACTCCTCAATTCTGCGCTGACGGCTTCGCAGCAGCGCGTTTGTACTTTCTGCCGCCGCGTAAAGCCTTGCCTGTTCCCGGTTATTGGTTTCGGACAGGATGGACAGGGCGATCAGCTGGCTGTTCGTTTTTGCCAGTTTTTCGCCTGTCGTTTTCAGATCCCGCCCTTGCCGCTCGATGGTCTGGCTGGCCTCCTTCATCCGCCATGACTGCCAGCCAAGCGCCAGCACTACCAGCGCCAGAATTACCGCCAGCGCCTTCGTCATACCGTCACCGGCTCCGCATCAATAATCTGCGCACGCAGAACCTTAAGCGCGACCAGCGTCAGCAGATAAAATACCAGGGTGACAACGTGGCCCGTAAAGGTGAGAAAAATCACAAGCAGTGAACACCTGGCCCATCTGATCACCTGGTTTCCTGGCGTACTGAAAAAGCGCGTCAGCGCCTGCTTTGCCTCTCCCCGATGAGTGCCGCCCGCATACCACCCAGCCATGCAAAGCAGCACCGCTCCCCAGCTCAGCAGGCAGGCTACCCAGGTCAAGGCTGTAACCAGTGCCGGAACAATACTGTTTGGAACAAAGAGACTAAAAATCATCAGCGCCGTGTACAGCACCGAAAATAACCCACCGATCAGTTTCTTTTTCATTTCGTTACGCTCCTTTTAAGCACCAGGACAGCTCCCGCGCGCGGCGGTTGTCCAGCCCCGGATTAAATACGCCTTTGACGTATACCCAGCGCGGCAACTGATAGCAGGCATCGCGCCAGCGCTTCTGATTGATAAACTTCACCATGGTTGAACCACAGGCATTGCCGGTTCCCACGTTGAAGGCCAGCGATACCAGCGCGTCATAGACGTTCTGCGGTACGCTCACCAGGACACAGCGATCCAGCGCCTTCTCCACCCTTAAAACGTTGGTGATAAAACTCCCGGCGGCCTGCCGTTCCGTGATGCTCTTCCCCGGCACCACGCCGGACGTATTGCCAATGCCATCGGTCCACACCCCCGCATCACACTGATACGGCTGCAGGCGGCAGCCCTCGTAATCGGCTATCAGCTTCAACCCTTCCACTGAGGTATGAAGTTGCTGAAAGCCCGGCAGGGTGGCGGCAATCGCCAGCACCGCCCCTACCAGGCAGCGTTTAACGGTTGAAGGATTCATATTCCCCCTGTGTAATTTTTCCGCCGCGCAGCAGCTGGTAGGTTTTGTGTTTGTAGTACCAGTTGATGGCCAGCATCAGCACGCCAATCAACACACCGCCCACTGTCGACACATCCTTAAGCGATAAATCTCCCATCCATGCCAGCAGTACAGCGATGCAGTACGTGATGAAGGCGCTGATCCGTTCAAGCGTCATATTTCAGTCCCATAACTGGACGGTCTGCACCGTGGAAGTGGTGGCAATATCCGGCAGATCCACCTGCAGCCCGTGTGGTAAGAACGGGCCGTGCTCAGCCAGCCCCGGATTTGCCTGCAGTACCTGCTCCGTGACGCCCTGCGTGCGTCCGTAATGACGCCAGCAAAGCGCGTCCACCGTGTCACCCTGGTACGCACGCACTTTCATCAGATCAGCTCCACCGTACAGTGAGGCGCATCCTGGACCCGGCTGATTGCCCAGCGAGCATCACGCCACAGGTCGCCGCTGGCCTCCGCCAGCTCATCCCCCCTTTTCACACCGGAGGCCGTGGCGTCGTAGTCCTGGTAACGCTCATTCACCTGCGCACGTGCCCAGCAATAAACGGCGTTGTGGTAGTGGTGAATACGTTCGCTTTTACCGTCCAGCAAGTCCGCCGGTACATCGGCCAGCGTCATAAATCCCAGCGCCTGCTGGCGCTTGCGGAAGTCGTACAGCTCCGCATTGACCTCTGACATCGCAGACCGGATGAGTTGTCCGAGACGGGGTGACGTCACCGTGCCATCCGTCCGCATCACGCTGCGAAACTCTGATAAATCAACATCGGGCCAGAACGGCGTATTTTTGATAATTTCCGCCTGTTCCGGCGCCTGCTCAGGCGCAACAAACTTCATGCGGGCTTTCTCCTGAAATAGTGGGCGGTGGACGGGGTTTTGATGTGGCAAAAGCCTTTCGCCACCCCGTGCCGCCCGTGCGCGGGGCACGTTCCGTTAACGGCTGTCATTGCGCAATCTGCGCTCCAGCTGCTGTTTTTCTTTTTTGACGCCACAGCGTGGATCAAGCTGCAGCGCATGATTGATGTGATTCAGGGCGGAGGCCGGGCTGGTTTCGGTCAGTACAGCGCCAATCGCTTTATGCAGGCGTGCCCGTGACTGGTCTGGCATATCCTGGCCGTCTGTCAGCTCCAGTGTCTGCAGTAACAACCCGGCATCGAAAGATTCACCTGCCAGCAGAGCGGCCTGCGCAGCGTCTGCCATTTCCTCTGCCAGCACCGTCTGGACGTTACGGTTTCCGATGGGCATCACCCATCCGTGCCGCAGCGCATGACGCCCTGCATCCAGCGCACCGTCATAATCACCGGCATCGATACGCCAGAGCATCACAAACATCACCACGTCATCCTGCCGGGCACCATCAGCAGCCAGCACCCCCTCCACCCAGGCGGAATAACGGGGCAGCAGTTCCACCTTGATTTGGGCTTTCTTCACGGTGGACTGGATACCTTTCAGGCGGCGGCGGTCCTCCGCCAGCTGCATCAGCATCAGGTCATACCCCGTCGCGTGGCGAACATTACCGCCCTGCCGGGCGGCCTGTTCAGCCTGGATGCGCAGGCGGTGCTGCCGTGCGGGACTCAGGCTCATGCGTTACTCTCCGGCACCGGCGCTGAAGTCGCCGATGGTGATGTTTTCCACCAGTGCCACGCAGCGGTAATCCTCCACCACATACGCCTCATTGACGGATTCGAAGTTTTCAATACGATCGCGTTTCGGGTTATCAATGACCGAACGGCGGCGGGTATCTTCCTGCCAGTAGATGGACAGGTTATCCAGGCGGGTGATCAGTACGGCATTAGCCGGGAATGACGGGGCGCGAACGGCCTGCAGACCGCCCATGCGTTTCTGGCTGATAATCAGATCAGCAGCCAGCGCCTCCGTGTTTGCCTGGTCCTTATTGACCAGCGGGAAATACTTGTCGGACAACAGCTCACGACCACAGATCACGACCAGTTCGGCGTCATCCTGGAAAATAGGGTCAATCAGCTCATTGACAGCATCCATCACCAGCGCATCCAGGTTGGCATATTTACCGCCCTTGCCTACCTTCACCGGGTCTGCGGTGGTAGTGCCATCTTCTGCCGTGGTGCTGCCCATCACGCAATCCGGGGCATCTTCGCGGACCTTCTGCAGCCAGCCTTTGTTAACGTCCTGCAGCAACGGATTGGCGGCACGGTCTGAGGTTTTGGCACGCTTCACGCCATTAAACCCAATCATGATGCGGTCCAGCGCCTGACGTTTCACGATGGCGTTACGGATGCGTACCTGAAAATCCTGGAATTTCGCCCACATATCCAGTTTTGCGTAGGTCAGCACCGTATCAAAGTTGGTCTGTTCGCATTTGTACTCAACATCAACCATCTCAGTGGGATCGGTTGGCTCGCGCTCCTTCGTGGTCGTGTCAGTGGTCCCGGCAATGGTGCTGCCGACGCCCAGGCCCAGAAGCTGGCCTGACTGCTCCGCCACACCAATCACGTTAACCATGGTCAGAAATGCCGTGGACTGCTGGATCTGGTCTTCCAGCGTCTGCTGCACCGACGGCTCAACGGTGAATTTGCTGGAAAGTTCTTCCACTTCCACGTTGTTCAGGCGTGCCAGCTGCTGCAGGTAGGCGTTAAAGGCAAAACGTGTGTGCTTTTTCATTGGTTCTTATGCTCCATCAGCAATTGGTCAGTGTGCCTGCCGGTGCGTTTCCGCCCGGCGCGCGCTGGCGATAATCTTTGCGGCTGTCTTCCTGACTCAGCCGCTGCTCCAGTTCAGCAAAAGCGGTCTGCTGTTCCTGCAGGGAGGCTTCCAGCTCAGCAATGCGCGCATCCTGCGCAGACAGGGAGTGATCAGTACGTTCGCTCAGGTTTTGCTGTTCAGTAGCAATCAGCTCCACCGCGCGATGCACGTCAGAAAAACGCGCTTCATCGTTCTGTTCTTTTTTGGTGAACATCGCGGCAACGCGGGAAAACAGGGAGGGTTTTTCGTCCTGGACTTCTTCCCACTCGATCAGCGTTTCTTCTGCGGCGGAAAAGAGGTTTTCAGGGTTTTGCTTGCGGCCTGCCAGGGGGTTACTTCTGGCGTTGGCGCTAAACTGCAGCATTTCAGTACCGAGGCTTGCGGGATCATCCGTCGCCGCCAGGCCAACCAGGTAGGCTTTGCCGGTATCGGCAAAACTGGTATTGACCTCCATCGAGGTAAACAGCTTTTGCAGATTACGGGTATATGCCACCAGGTCCTCTGACGGGGTGATCCACGCGTACAGGGCCATTTTCCCTTTCAGCGGGCCGTCTGCAATCTCCTCTGCCTCCAGCTTATCCACGGTCCCGAAACGGCGGAATGGGCTATCAGGGGTGTAACCCTTGATGTGCTCCAGATTAATCAACGCGGTATACACCTGCGGGTCATAGCTCGCCGCCATCTGTTCCAGCCAGGCACGCTCAATATTGCGCCCGTCTGTCGTTGCCCCTTCCACACCGATGCGGAAGCGCTTTGCTTTTACAGCCATGTGACCGACTCCATCAAATAACTCTGTGAGGCCTTATGGTTGCTGCGATGGAGGGGGTGAAACAACGCGCGGACCTTGTGCGGTAAACCATACAAAGGCCAGCCGGGGAAAGGCGCCAGGCAAGGCCGTATGTTTGTGCCATGGAAACGATGACCCCCGCAGACCTCGATCCCCGCAGGCAGGCATTACTGCTGTATTTTCAGGGATACCGCGTAGCCCGCATTGCTGAAATGCTGGGCGAAAAAGTTGCAACCGTTCACAGCTGGAAAAAGCGCGACAAGTGGGGCGAATATGGCCCACTCGATCAGATGCAGCTCACCACTGCCGCCCGCTATTGCCAGCTCATCATGAAGGAGCACAAGGAAGGGAAAGACTTTAAAGAAATAGACCTGCTGGCCCGCCAGTCAGAACGACACGCCCGCATCGGTAAATTTAACAACGGTGGTAATGAGGCAGACCTTAACCCCAACGTGCAAAACCGCAACCGCGGCCCCCGCAAACAACCTGAAAAAAACCAGTTCAGCGACGAACAGATCGAAAAGCTGGAAGAGATTTTCCGCAACGGAATGTTTGAATATCAGCGCCACTGGTGGGAAGCAGGAATTAAGCACCGCATCCGCAACGTGCTTAAATCGCGCCAGATCGGCGCTACGTATTATTTCGCGCGTGAAGCGCTGATGGACGCCCTGATGACAGGGCGAAACCAGATTTTCCTGTCAGCCAGTAAAGCCCAGGCGCATGTATTTAAGCAGTACATCATCGAGTTTGCCAAAGAAGTCGACGTGGAATTAAAAGGCGATCCCATGGTGCTGCCAAACGGCGCCACGCTGTATTTTCTCGGAACCAACGCCCGCACCGCGCAGAGCTACCACGGCAACCTGTATCTTGATGAGTATTTCTGGATCCCGAAATTTCAGGAGCTACGTAAAGTCGCCTCCGGCATGGCGCTGCATAAGAAATGGCGCCAGACCTATTTCTCAACGCCTTCCAGCCTGACGCACAGCGCTTACCCGTTCTGGTCCGGCGCCCTGTTCAATCGCGGGCGGGCAAAAGCTGATCGCGTTGATATCGACCTGACCCACTCAGCCCTTGCTGCCGGTCTGCTTTGCGCTGACGGTCAGTTCAGACAGATCGTGACGGTGGAGGACGCCGTGCGCGGTGGCTGCAACCTGTTCGACCTCGACCAGCTGCGCCTGGAGTACAGCCCCGACGAGTACCAGAACCTGCTAATGTGTGAGTTCATCGACGATCTCGCCTCCGTTTTCCCACTGGCTGACCTGCAGGCCTGCATGGTGGACAGCTGGGAAGTCTGGGAAGACTTTCAGGCGCTGGCCCTGCGTCCGTTCGGCTGGCGCGAAGTCTGGATCGGCTATGACCCGGCGAAAGGTACCCAGAACGGTGACAGCGCTGGCTGCGTAGTCATTGCCCCGCCGACGGTGCCCGGCGGTAAGTTCCGCATCCTTGAGCGCCATCAGTGGCGCGGAATGGACTTCCGCGCCCAGGCAGAGGCCATCCGCAAACTGACGCAGCAGTATAACGTGACCTACATCGGCATTGACTCCACCGGCGTCGGCCACGGTGTTTATGAAAACGTAAAAGGCTTTTTCCCTGCCGTGCGGGAGTTTGTCTATAACCCCAACGTCAAAAACGCCCTGGTGCTCAAGGCATACGACATTATCAGCCACCGCCGTCTGGAGTTTGACGCCGGGCATACCGACATTGCGCAGTCATTTATGGCTATCCGCCGCGCCACCACCGCCAGCGGCAACCGTCCGACCTATGAAGCCAGCCGCAGCGAAGAAGCCAGCCACGCCGATCTGGCCTGGGCAACGATGCACGCGCTATTTAATGAACCGCTGCAGGGCGAAGCCGCCAATACCAGCAACATTGTGGAGATTTTTTAATGACTGAGAATACAGCACAGGATGCGATGCCACCTGACGTACAACCCAATGATGCAGCGACTACCCAGGCGTTCAGCTTTGGCGATCCCATTCCGGTACTGGACCGCCGCGAACTTCTGGACTACGTAGAATGTGTGCAAATGGACCGCTGGTATGAACCGCCGGTGAGCTTTGACGGGCTGGCGCGGACCTATCGCGCCGCTGTACATCACAGCTCACCGATTGCCGTTAAGCGTGACATTCTCAGTAGTACCTACATCCCCCACCGCCTGCTCAGCCAGCAGGCTTTTGCCCGTTTCGTCCAGGACTATCTTGTGTTCGGTAATGCCTATCTTGAAAAAAGGACGAACAGGCTGGGCGGCGTCCTGTCACTGGAGCCATCACTGGCGAAGTACACCCGGCGCGGGATTGACCTTGATACTTACTGGTTCGTGCAGTACGGCATGACCACCCAGCCTTATGAGTTCACCAAAGGGAGCATCTTTCACCTGATGGAGCCGGACATTAACCAGGAAATCTACGGGCTTCCCGGCTACCTCTCCGCGATCCCTTCAACACTGCTTAACGAGTCGGCTACGCTGTTTCGCCGTAAGTATTACATCAACGGCAGTCACGCCGGGTTCATCATGTACATGACTGATGCGGCACAGAATCAGGAGGACGTGAACAACATCCGCCAGGCCATGAAAAGCGCCAAAGGGCCGGGCAACTTCCGCAACCTGTTTATGTATTCGCCCAACGGTAAAAAGGACGGCATCCAGATCATCCCATTGTCAGAGGTGGCGGCAAAGGATGAGTTTCTGAACATCAAGAATGTGAGCCGCGATGACATGATGGCCGCACACCGCGTACCGCCGCAGATGATGGGCATTATTCCCAACAATACCGGCGGATTTGGAGATGTGGAAAAAGCAAGCCGAGTGTTTGTTCGTAATGAATTAACCCCGCTCCAAAAACGTTTTACTGAGTTAAACGATTGGATTGGAGATGAGGTTATCTCTTTCAGTGCATACTCACTCGACGGTTAAATTGCAATTTAATTCTAAGTGGAGGCAACCCTCCACTTTAACTACTATTCTTTTTCCTATACCAATCCCTAACAACTATAGCAACAGGATCTTTTATTTGTTCCGCACGCTGCGACTCTAAAATAGTAAAAGACTTAGCAGAATCTGTATATGTAAAATCGAGATCTCTCGGATTTATTATCGTAGCATCACTTTTACTTGCCGCTTCCATTATCACTTCGAGTATGTTGTCACATACGCCATTAAATATATTTTTATTCCTTCTATAATCAATCGCCAATTCTGCATCCATATGAATAGAATAAACACAAGGACCAGGCAAAATAGAAAACCTCATTCCCCGTGCAAAAACAGAATAATCGTTCCGCATAGGGTTCTCATTCTCCGCAAACTCAGGTTTATACCCTGCATTTTTAAAAGCGTCCATAACACCTTCAATTAATGGCTTTACCAATATTTCCCCTTTCGCTTCTATATGACCCGAAGCATAAAGACCTCCCCACATCTCTGTAACATCACCGTTATTCATTGGGTTAATTTCTGTTCCCTCTGAATAAACATCAATATACCATAAATCGCCAGACTGCCTTAACTCCTCATAAATCTCTATTGGCAAACCTTTATCTAAGAACATCGATTGCGTAACCTGCCGCACTATCCCTGTAACATATGAAGGTGCTCCAGTGCGATAGACTTTATCCTGTGAAATAATGGCTGTAATTGACGAGATTAAATTATTTGCTATCGGTATTACCCCTGTAAAACCATAACAATTTGCATCCGAAGGAAACAAGGTAACTTGTGATAAATTATTATCAACTGGAGGATATAAGCCGACAGGAATTAAATGACTACACATCTGAGCAAACATAATTGGAATATCAAAATGATTGTCTGCACTTAATATTTGCGGCCCTAAACGCATATCACTACTTGAACCAATAAATGGCATTAGATAGTGACTCCTTAAATATGGCCCAAATGTAGTTGGCTTACACTCCAATACAATAAGTTCATTTTGTTTAACACTACCATTCTTTAAACTCTCCAGAAGACTTTCAGGCGTTTTAAATCTTTTTGCAGCAACTTTCTTATAAGGTTTAACTATATGTTTAATTATAGAAGGTAAACTATTTTTTAAATCTTTATACAATTCTTTTGTTAGCGCCTCTATAGCTACCTTATACAAATCGTCTGAGCCGGCCATGTTCACCTCCGTAGTAAAAACATCCCACACTTAACCCATACCAATAGTAGTTAGGGTTGATCCCGGTAGTTTAGCCGTCCCTTCCTTTCCAGGGTATCCAGTAACAACCCCTAACCCACACTACTTACATTGCCACTTTTATTACACAGCAGTTAATAATAATCGCTGAAAAATTATCCGCGAACAAGTAATCAGTGCCTCAGCGCGCGCTCGTATCCCCGCCACGCCTGCCCGCTTTGTGTAGTGGTTTTCATGCACCTGCATGAGATATGAAAAAGCCCGCCAGAACTGGCGGGCCGGAGCCAAAACGATCCTCAAACGATCATGCAGATTCATGCGGCATAGCCATGCACTCTCTTTTTTTCAGGTTAGCCTGAAATCCTCGTCAAAATCCATGAAGTTTTCAGCTATTCGCGATGAAAGGATGATGTACTTAATCCCCTCATCCAAGGGAACTGGGCGATCAAGTTCAAGCATAAAAACACCATCATAGGTTTTACCCAGCCAGAACCCGCCGCCGCAGGATTTTGGCCGCTGAAAAAGCACCCAACCACCCGGAACAAACTTCGGTAGCGGCTCATAGCGATAAATAACCTGATAATTACTGTCTTTAGACCCCATAGCCTAACGCCTCGCCTTGCTCGTTGTTCAACCTTGCAGGCGGTAAAAACCAGTTTTATCGCCTGCAACGTTTTGTTAATGCAACCAGCTGTCGTCTTCCCAGACCTGCTGCATAATTTCCATTACGCGCTGCTTATCCTCATCAAGTTTTAAGCCGGTCAACTCGATACCGTTGGCACTGCCTTTGCGAATGCGGATCGCCGTCTTGGGATATAAAGGGGTCAGGTTGCGGTAAAGCTCGGTTTCGAGTGCTTCCAGTGTCGCCTGGCTAATTTTCTGCTCTTTATCAATCATTATTTCGACACGCATGGAGATCATCCCCCTAACTGGAAACATCCATTGACCGGCTGTATTCATGGCTACGAATTTTCGCCATTAATTCATCAGTCAGCTCAGAAACCCACTGGATAGCAAGTCGCTTCTCTTCATCGCTGCACTCACTAGCCGCTACAAGCTTGATAAAAAAATCAATACGCTGGAGCTTTAACGACTCCAAAAGGTAGTCCTGCATTTCCCCTCCTATCCTCACTACGGGATATCCGTTGCTATATCCCCACAAAGGGATATGGCTATACTGTACATACATCTACTGGATATGCATACAGTATAATATGATTTTCTTCCTGTAAAATAGTTTTTATCATTCAATCAGATGTGTCCCATATGGTGAGATAAAGGCATAAATTGTGCCCCTTCATCTGTACCACTGGCGCCATTTATCATCTTCCTGCAGCCTTTGGTTCCGGTAAAAAACACGCAGACCGGCACCGGATGGAATACTGCCGCCGCGCAGAAGCAGATCGATCTCCGCCTCCGAACCATCAAAGCCTCTCGATTTAAGTTCATACTCCAGCTGCAGGCGCTGCTGATTATCCACATTCTGCCTGTACCCTTTCCGGCGCTTAGGCTTAACCATTCGAAGCCGTGCGTTTAGCTCCCTCAGCTCCTTTTTGCTCATGCTATGGAGATACTCCTGCAACTCCCGCTCATCCATACCCGCAATATCCGGTAAATCATGCCCGCTTACGGCCCCGGTTTCGTTCATTTTTTCCACAGGGGGACAGTTATTGCCACGAGTCCAAGGGGCGCAAGCGCCCTGGTCGGCTGGCGCCTCCTGAACGTCAACGGCCTTACGAACCATTTTCCACTTCATCGCATGCGTGCAAATCCGGCCCTCAATAATCGGGGACCAGATGCCATAAATACGGATGCCGTGATCGCCATAGGCTGATGGCTCGTCATTGAGTTCATAAGCCGTTCGGACCAGGTGATGTTTACGCGGAACCAGTACGCCGCCCTGTTTCATGATGTAGGTGGCAAAACACCCGGCATCGGCTGCCGCCAGCACGGCATCCAGACGCGGGTTATCCAGTACCGGCGCACCGGCTTTTTTATCGGTCTGCTGTCGCGCGGCCTGGCCCGCCAGCAAACGCAGCTCGCGATAAGCCTGGCGGCCCGGTATACCGAAAAAGCGGAATTGCTGGACGCGATGCAGCGAGGCCCAGGCATTGACATGTTCGGCATTGTCCCGCAGTGATCTGCCGGTTTCTTTGCTGATTTCGTTAGCCAGGCCACGCCCGTCGATGTTCTTACTGATGTACTTCGCGATGTAGCTGGTCGGCGTACCCTTGCGCGGGTTGATCAGCTCAGACTTAAAGCGCGGGCCGGTATTGTTGCCCAGCTCCTCGCGGTCCTCACGGATGGCAAATTTACGCAGCAGCGCAGTGATGGACTTGCGGTCTTTTTTGCGCATGAAGCAAAGCAGGTGCCAGTGCACGGTGCCGTCATGGTGTGGCTCAGCAACGCGGACGCCATACCAGCGCAGCCCGGCTTTGTGCATCGCCTTGCGGAAAGCGGCGAACGTATGCACCAGATAGTCGCTGCTCTGCCGGACCGTTGCACTGGTCCATTTCGGGTTTGGTCTGCCGTTATTGAGCGTTGCGTGAAAGCGTGACGGGCAGGTGATGGTATAGAACACCGCGCAGTCTCCGCGCATTTCTGCGATCAGCTCCAGCCCTTTAACGCAGGCCATCATTTCATTGCGCCGGTGCGCCGGATTGCTGCTGCTGGCGTTTACCACGTCTTCCATATCCAGCGTATCGCCCTGCTCATTGGTCAGCTCATGCGAGCGGAAGAACTCCAGCGATTTGCGGCGCTGTTCGCGTTTATGGATCACGGCCTCATAGCTGACATACGGGGACGCCTTTTTGTTAACCAGGCAGACGGCGCGCAGCTGTTCTTCCCGCCATTCACAGCGCATCTGCCACAGCTTGCGATACCACCAGTCAGCACAGAGCATACGGGCAAGCGAACCCGGAATAAGTTCGTATGGGACCGGGTTACGGCGGTGCTTTTTACGACGCAGCTGCTCGAAGGCTGGCGGGATAACATCAAGGCGCATGGCCTCAGCGGCCACCCTTTCCCATGACCGGCGGATCTCTTCCGGCGTAACGTTTTCATCCGTAAACAGCTCACCGCAGGCAGCATCCAGACACATGCTCATGTGCGCCGCCACCAGAGTAGATAACCGCTTAACCTGATCCTGGTTCATTTCCGGCAGAACCAGCAGGCCCTCCAGCCCGTCGTGACTCGCCATAAACCGGAATGACGCAGAAACCTGGCTGGCACGCACGCGCTCCAGGCGTTCAAGGCACGGCCTGATGGTTTCACGTAGATAGCGGGAATATGCCTTCGGCTTGCCCAGGCCCTCGAAATATTTAATGCGCTCAAGCAGTGGCTTGCTGATATGTGATGGTTCAGCGCTTACGTCTGCCAGAATCACCAGATCGGGATTAAACCGCTGCTGTTCGCGGGCCATTTTGGCACGGCTGATCAGCCGGTCCTGCTCCATTTCACGCTGAACAGGATCACGGGCTTCATTGTAGAAATAGCGTTCCCAGACCTCATCGCTCATCGCCTCACGGCGCAGCTGCTCCTGCTCGTTGTCGCTGGCGTAGAGAGCGATCAGGTTTGAAAGCGCAGACACCGGCGCAACTTCCGCCGGGTCCACATACGGGTTAACCGCTTTTTTCGGGGCATTCCAGACAAAAGCAGCGGCGGCATCATCTGCACCGCCGTAGTTTTTAACGTCGTGATGGCTCACACAAATACTCTCTTTGGAAAGTTTCGTAAGACGCACTCACGACTGGATACGCTGCCAGATCAAACCCGGACCAGATCAGAGGTTGAGAAACAGCGATAATTTCAGTTGCAGACTTACCATCACCACCGGCAACGCCCATACTGCGTTTTGCGTTAATACGGTGGCGGGTAAAATTCTGGTAAATCGCGTTCGTCAGCTCGGTTTCACTGTTCGACACAACAACCTGATGGCCTGCTGATGCCAGTACATTAAGAGTCGTCGCCAGGCGACGCTGTTCAAGCTCATTGAAACCATCAGTGTGATAATCGGTAAATGTTCCGTCATAAGGTGGGTCGCAATAAATCACATCACCTGCTTTGACCATCGCTAAAGTTTCCTCGTAGCTGGCACAAATGAAGGTGGCGCGTTTTGCTTTCTCTGCAAATGCTCTGATTTCGTCTTCCGGGAAATATGTTTTTTTATAATTCCCGTATGGAACGTTAAATTCACCTTTCCTGTTATAACGGCACAATCCACGATAACAGTGGCGATTAAGATAAAGGAAAAATACAGCTTTCCAGAAATCAGTAGTTTCAGAGGAATGATTAAAATCCTGACGGATATAGTAATAAGAGGTTTCGCTATTTGTACTTGCAAAGAACCCTTTAGCGTTAGCAATAAATTTCTCGCAGTTAAATGCAATCTGCTTATAAAGATTAATCAGGTCAGAATTAATATCAGCGACAAGATAATGAGGATAGTCTGTCGCCATCATCACAGCGCAGGAACCCGCGAAAGGTTCAACCAGTCGCGGACCAGCGGGAAGGTGCTTAATCAGTTCCGGCATGATGGCGGTTTTATTTCCCGCCCATTTCAGGATGGTGCTCATACAGCACCTCCATTGTAGTGTTTGCCTTTCAGCTCTGCGATTTCCTGACAGGTGACGCAGCACTGCACGCCCGGAATGGCGCGGCGGCGTGCTGGCGGGATCGGTGCATCGCAATCAATGCAGAGAACACGGGAAACGCCCGGCGCTTTATTACGGGCGGTGTGGATGTGGCGCTGGCGTTCTTCTTCAACGCGCTGCTGTACAAGGTCCATTGAATCAGCCATCAGTGGATCTCCTGCGCTTCGTTCTGAATCTTCACAGCTTCCTGACGCAGCAGCTCAGCTGCTTCCGTGTGGTTAAGCTGACGTGACACGATACGAGCAGCTAAAGAATCCAGACGCGCAGCCATCACATCTGCGCGTCCCCGGCGTTCTTCTTTACGTGCCTCAGTCAGCAACAGGTTGAGACCAGCATCATCTGGTCCGGTTTTAGTGGTACGGGTTTCAATATTTCGCATCGTTCGTTCTCCTGAATTTGGGCAAAAGAATGCCCGGCGGGTTTACGCCATTAATTTCTGTTGTGGATTAATTCGGCATGGTTAGCCGTTTGGGAAATAAGCTCACCACTGCACGAAAATGATTCATTGCTTTCACCAGTTCCCGCTTTTCGTCAGTAGTCAGATCACTAATATTGACGCCGTGACGTTCTGCCGGAATTTTTGCCATATAAAAAATGGCTGCCAGTGCCCGCTCATTCTGTTTATTATTTACGTCGCGTGGATCGCGCATATCTTTAATAAACCTTTCAAGCTCCGGCTCAATATTCAGACCAAACACTTTAGCCCTCAATTCCGCAATATGGTTCAGTCCATCCAGGCGTTTACCGGGGCTTAATGGAACAGTCGCCGTAGCGCCTTCAATAGCCATGATTTCCCCTGTTTGGTTGTGGACAGGTCAGCCAGCAGTTCATCCTGAGAGCGGCATGGGTGCCAGCGTTTGCCATCCTTCCCCATGATCCAGCCATGACCGTAGTGCATTGCCGGGCTTTGCTTTAGGAGAAGTGACGCGAAAGATGGTTCTTTAGTCAGCATAACCACCTCAGATCAGACCGAACGAAGCGCCGAGGCCCGTCACGGTATCCACCGCGCTTGCCATCGCCGGGTTAGCCTGTAAACGCGCCTGCATCGAAACGGCAGCCAGTGCCATCAGACGAGTAACAGAGTTAATGCTGCTGATAACATCGCGGCGGCCTGCGGTGGTTTTCACATCGCCCGATACGGCGCCGGCAGCAACACGTCCGATTTCAGCAGTAGCGCTCATGACGTAATGCGGCAGCTTCTCTTTTGCTACTTCGTTCAGCGGCACGCAAGGCAGGCAATGAATTTGGGCAAGGAAGCCATCAACCAGCGCGGAATCCTCAGTGATATCCGTCAGCACCCAAATTTCCGGCGGTGTCAGTTGATGAGGCTGATCCGGGTTCAGCTTGTTGCGCAGCGTCTGGACATTCATTCCGGCGCGTTCTGCCAGCTTCGCCATGTTGTGACGTAGTGCGAAAGCCCGGCAGGCTTCGTCAAAGTGTGGATGTTTGGAAACGCGATAATCAAACATGCTGTAAGTCCTTTTCTATCCCAAAATGGAACTATCAGGCTTGCATTGCGATTTCACAGCCTTGAGCCGCTTCCATCGTCAAAGCGAACATGTTTACTTCTATTAGGCTGTTTACTCCCTCTTTCTTGCGGATAGGTAAACGACCCTCACGAATCATCTGGCGGGCATAACTCAGTTTGTAGCCGGTGCGACGACAGAACTCATCAAGAGTGATGAATGGCTCTGACACCACAAGATTGATGCTGGGACGCATTGAAAGTTGACGATACATGATGCAATATTCCTCAGTTTGGGTTGTCTCAACACTATTCGAGACTGTTAATCACTATTCGTTGCTTCACACAACGGAGAATAGGATCACAAAACGCCAATGTCAACACGAAACATCACAAATCGCCACATACCACAGAAGTTGCAGAGTAACATTATGCAAAATACTGGCGGCCAGCCGGTCATTGAGCGAATTTTGAAAGCCTACGGTTTTACTACTCGCCAGTCCCTATGTAATCACCTTGGGATTTCTCAAAGCACGATGGCAAACAGGTATGCGCGGAACACCTTTCCGTCTGATTGGACAATCATCTGCAGCATCGAAACAGGTGCATCTTTGCAGTGGTTGATTTCAGGCGAAGGGGCGATGTTCGAGGATGAGGTCGAGCATAAAGCCCTAGCCTTAAAACATTACAAAATCACAGATGGGGTCTTGACTTCACATAATGACATTTACTATGACGGCAGCCTGATTCCTGCTGATTTATCGAGTCCATCTTTAGTGGCCTTTGAAAACTCTCTGTACCTCATTGATGAACATGAAGGAGAGATAAATGATGGATGGTGGGTCATAGAAATTGATGGGTTATACAGTATTAGAGAAATCTTTAGATTTCCTGGTGGCCGTATACGTGTGGAAAATGGCAAGGCATCCTTTGAATGTCAGGTACAGGATATAAAAGTATTTGGTAAAGTTATCCTCAAAACAGAACAACTTAGTTAAGGGTAAACAATGACTACTTCGCCTAAGGCCACAAAAGACAAAGCAACTGAAAAGATTGAGCGTACTTGCTTTGTAATCATGCCAATCGCAGACATGGCAGGTTATGATTCTCGTCACTTCGATAGAGTTTATAACCATTTAATAAAACCAGCATGTGATGCCGCTGGCTTTACATCTGTAAGAGCTGATGAAGTTAACAATTCCAATTTAATTGTATTAGATATTTTAAAAAGAATTGTTGAATCTGATATTGCGATATGTGATCTAAGCGGCCGAAACCCTAATGTGATGTACGAGCTAGGACTAAGACAGGCATTTAATAAAAAAACAGTATTAATAAAAGACGATCGAACAATAAGCCCGTTTGATGTTCAAGCTTTCAGATATTGCGAGTATGACAGCTCATTGCGTATTGATAATGCTTTCAATAATATTAAGTCTTTAGAAAAAGCCATAACAAGCACATTTGAGGCAGACTCAAACGATGTGAATTCTATTGTTCAACTTTTGAGAATCGAACCTGCTAAAGTGGGTGAAAAAACGCAGCTAAGCACACAAGACACTTTAATATTTGAAACTCTAAATCGGATTTTAAATAAAATAGATGCACCAACAAAGATATTCAGCAATAGCAAAACAATTAAATACACACCTCGTTCTAAACATTTAATTGAACAACTTAAAACGACCAGAACTGAAGATCTAATTGGGAAAAGTTACTTGAATGAGCGAACATTTGTAATGCTCGGTAAACTTGAATCAGTTGAAAACATTAACGGAGAACTTCTATTTGTCTTTAGATATGGTAAAGATGCATATTTTAAATACCCTGAGAGCCATCCTGAACTGGAAGACATTGTGGAAACCGACTTTTAGGAATTGCACTTAATATGTCCGTTAGTAAGTTAGCGAATGGAAAATGGCAAGCGCAAGTTTTCCCAAATGGCAGGGATGGGCGGCGTATCCGTCGTCAGTTTGCTACCAAAGGAGAAGCGCTAGCCTTTGAGCGCCATGTAAAAGAGCAAGCGCAAGATAAGCCGTGGCTAGGTGAGAAAACTGATAGACGCCGCGTTCGGGATTTGGTTACAGCCTGGTACAATGCACATGGTGTAACACTTGCTGACGGTGAAAAGCGTAAAGGTGCAATGGAGTTTGCCTGTCTTGCTATGGGTGATCCGCTCGCAACTGAATTCAACGCAAAATTATTCTCAACATATAGAGAGCAGCGGTTAAGCGGGAAAATAACCCGTTCTGATCGCGTTAAGTCAGTAACTCCTCGCACGGTTAACCTCGAACTGGCTTACTTTCGGGCTATGTTCAATGAGCTGAAAAGGCTTGATGACTGGACCGCACCAAACCCTCTCGAAAACGTCAGAGAATTTAAGATCGCAGAGGTTGAACTGGCTTGGCTTACAGTTGAGGAGGCGACACGCTTGCTTGAAGAGTGCGAGAAAAGCAAAGCAGTGGATTTAACCACGATTGTTAAAATCTGCCTTGCGACCGGCGCAAGATGGGGAGAGGCTGAAAGCTTAACTGGCAAACAGATAAGTCCCGGCAAGATCACTTTTATCAAAACGAAAGGTAAGAAGAACCGCACGGTTCCAATCAGTGATGAGCTTTACGAACTGCTACCAAAAAGCCGAACCTCTAAACCACTCTTCACCGGATGTTATTCAGCATTCAGGAGCGCGATAAAGCGTGCGGGGATAGAGTTGCCAGACGGCCAGCTTTCGCATGTTCTTCGACATACTTTTGCCAGCCATTTCATGATGGGCGGCGGCAATATTCTGGTCTTACAACGCATCCTCGGACATACGGATATTAAAGTTACAATGCGGTATGCTCACTTTGCCCCCGACCATCTAACAGAAGCAGTTCAACTTAACCCCTTAAACCTAATTGGTGGCAGCAAAATGGCAGCACAGCGAAGCACTATGCAATACTTTTCGACAATATACGAAATTCTATGCGCTTGAATTTACTGTAAATCATTGTTTTTAATGAAATATAGTTCGGACTCATAATCGCTTGGTCGTTGGTTCAAACCCAACAGGGGCCACCATATTAAACAAGGACTTACGTCAATAACGTGGGTCCTTAATTTTTCTTAGGATACCTATAGGATACTGTCGAGAAGTATCAGCAGGTAGTCGTCGAACAAAAAAACGTAAGTTAGCGGTTACTTCGTGTAATATTTACTCATTTATTCTTAACTGGATTGCGAGTACTCGCATTACGTACAATACTTTTCCTGTAAGCTTCATACAAACAATCTGCTTTTGTAAGATCTTCACTTGGGTGAGCACACCCGGGCGGTAGCATTTCACTTTCAAACACTACTCTCCGAAGATTCCAAAAAATTCCAAAAAATTCCAAAAAATTGTAATAGGGAGATTTTCATGCACAGTGTAAGCTTTTACTCCTTTAGAATTTTAACAAAGAAAGGTAGCCGCAGTAGCAAACCCCTTGGCAATCTTGGCTTAAGTAATAATAAAACCGCATTTGATATACTAGAGGATTTTCTAAACCATTATAAAATCTCCCCCATTGAATATAAGTCGGCAAAAACAAAAGTATCATTGGAACAACATACGAAATTAACCTTCGATAAAAATAAAGGATTGGTATACGGTTATATCAAAGTTGGAAAATATGGTGAAAGCCACGAAATAAAGGATCTCCTTCTTACTAAAACACAATATACAACTAAAGTAGATGATGTTACTTTACGTGAACGCTATATATTGATTTACCTTCCAGATGGGCTCAAAGAAGGCATTATTGCATTTCATGGCAATGATAATATTTCAGCTAAATCTGCTCTTACTGAATTTATACTTGACTATTTTATTACTAAGTATCAACAAGAGGCCAGAATCAATCCTCTTTGTCATAAAAACATCCCCCAACACATCCTCGAATCTGAGGTAAAGCAAATTAAAGCTGTTGGCTATAAACCCCCTACCGATATTGCTGATTCATTTGGAAGCAACAAAACAAACGTAAAAACAGATTTAATCATAAAATACAACGAAGGCTATATGGGTAGCTTTCGTGATTTGAGAGATAAAAGACTCAGTAATGTTATAGAAATTGTTGAGGATAAATGCGATGAAGTAAAGGTTTCCTTGCAACTTGGGAATAGAGTCATTGTCTTCAGTTATGATGCCATTCTTAAAAAAGGAATTTCAGTAGAGCTAGATGATTCTGATCTTAACATAGATCCTACTACTGGCATTCCTGATCTAGCCGCACTTCATGATACGGTAAAAATTGTAGCGAATGATATACTCTTAGAACTGCATAGCGCTAACAAGGGGGTCACTATATGAATAAAATAAATATCTTACAGGTAATCCTTAAGCATTACAAAACCATGTCGGATGGTAAAGGTAATACTTTAATGGATGATATCATAGTCCACTTCGTTATACCTCTTGCTATATCTTTATTCCTTTGTCTAACTTACGGAGTTATGAAACCTTCGATTGCATCTGTCTTTGTAAATTTCGGAGCAATTACAACTGCTTTGTTAATGAGTGCTGTCATAATGATATATGACCAGAAACAGAAAACTATTTTTAAAATCACGGATATCGAAGAAAATAATAAACCAAAGACAAACATCCCGACACTGGAGATAAACAAAATGGTTTATGATCAACTTTGTCATAACGTGTCATATGCAATTCTGACCTCAGTCATACTCGTAATATCATCAGTGGTTATTTCTTTCATTCCTGAAAAAGATATTTTCACTAAATTATATTTTTCGGTTCCCGCTTACCTATTAAGTTATGTGGCTTACTCTTCCTTTTTTACAACTGTAATAACATTTCTAATGGTTATAAAAAGGTTTAGTAAAATATTAGATAATTAGCTTGAAATGAACATGTAATTATATCGCACATATAAATTATGCGGCACAGTTAAAATGACTTATCTACTGATACGATGCAAAAGACATACGCTGACTTTTTCCGCCAGCTATGAAGTAAATTGGGGGTGTATTAATAGATGCTTATGAGGATCTAGGTAATGCCCCATCTGGGGGCCATTTCGTGCATCACAGCAACAATTTTCTTGTGTTTAAGCATATTCAAATCCCTATAAACTTGGCAAGCCGTTGTTTGTGGTTGTCGCTCATATCAAAAGCAAATTCCTCATGCTCAGACTGGAAAGTACCAAACGCCATTAACGCTGATACCGCCGGGTCTATCTTGTTGGACGATTTCTTTTTGTTGGGCTTGATATTGGCGTTGGCGTCGGATTCCATCACCACGTTACCAATAGCCCAGGCCAGTACCGGATCGCCGCGATGGCGCACCACCCTGCGGTTGACGAATACCTCAAAGGATTTCGCTACCGGGCTGAACCTGAGATAGGTTTGAGGAAACGGCTCCACATCGAGACCAGCTCCCTGAAGCTGAGTGCGCAGATGCGTGGCGTTCCAGGTATCGAAGCCCACCAGTCTGATATTGAAGATTTCAGCATCGCGCAGGATATCGTCACGAATGCGATCATAGTCGATACAGTCGCCGGGTGTGGTGCGTATCCAGCCCGCTTTTACCCACTGGCGATAGATAGCGCGGTTTTTGTTGGCGACGTTAAGCAACTGCGCTTCCGGCAGATAGTGACGGGTCAGAAGCCGGATCTCCCGGCCCAACGGGAAAGCGTAACTCACGCTGGTGATATCGCTGGTTGAGGACAGGTCAAATCCTGCGTAGCATTCCATTCCGGCCAGCTCTTCTTCGTTATAGTCGAGTGCACAGGCATCCCACGCGCCAGCCCCCATCCACGGCGTGGAGCCCTGACACCAGATATTGAAACGCTTGGTTAGCATCTCCACCCACTGCGACGGTATGCCCCGCGCTTTCTGGATGGTGGATTCCAGCTTCGCCGCGTCAACGGAAACATGAAGATTGGGGTTAGCCTTGATCCACATTCCCGGCTGCTCAACCTCGCTTTCGTCGTCCAGCTCGTAGATCAGAACAAACAGCGAATCGTTGCTCTCTTCCCCAGCCAGAATCTGGCAACAGTAGTCATAATGCTGCTTACAGGCCGAGACTACATTACTCCCGGCGGTCGTGATGGCGAACAAAATCGCCTCCGGACGGGCCCCCATGCCCAGCTCAAGCGCGGAATAGACGCCGTTATCCGGGTGAAGGTGGTACTCATCGACAATCGCCAGGCTGGGGTTAGTCCCTTCAATGGTGGCCGCTTTTGCCGCCAGCGGCTTCAACAGGCTGTTGCTCTTTGGGTAAATGACCTTGTGCGCCTGAATACTGACGCGCTTTTTCAGCGGCTTTGAGAGCAGGCACATCTGACGGGCATCGTCGAACACAATACGGGCCTGATCCCGGCTTACCGCCGCCGTGTAGATATCCTGCTGGCCCTTTTCCATCACCAGAAACCAGTTAGCCAGCATGGCGGCGACGGTGGATTTGGCATTCTTGCGCGGCACTTCAATAAAGGCGCTGCTGTACTTCCGGCGGCCTGATTTCCTGACTTTAAATCCCAGCAGGTTAGCAAAGGCAAATTGTTGCCACGGCTCCAGTTCAATAGGCTGGCCGCGCAGCGGTCCTTTGACGTGAGGACAGAGCCGGGAGAACGCAATAAACCGCTCTACGGTCGCCGTATCGAACTCATAACGGGGGTCACTCAGGTCTGAAAAGTACCTTTCCACGGCCTGTTTTACGCGCTTACAGGCCGGAATTTCGCCCGTTTTGATCGCGTTTGCGTACTCATCCCAGACGGTCAAGCTCGTCTTCCTCTTCCGTTTCTACAGGGTTACGACGGCGGCTTACCGGATCAAAGCCCAGCAGCGACGACATTTTAATCATGATTTTTTCAGCATCGGCCTTTGCACTCAGCGCCGGATTCCGGCTCTCGCCGCCCTGGCTATTAACAATGCTGAACCCACGGCTGGCAAGGTCTTCCACGGCTTTGCGGTACAACGAATAATTGACGCAAAAAAGCTCAAGGTTATTCCAGTCGGCGGGAGTCAGATCCCCGCGCTCCGCCAGTTGCTTCGCCTTTGCTTTCCACTGCTGCGCGGCTAGCTCATCAAGGTAAGCTGGCGGTTTTGGTGGTCTTGCCATAAAAATTTCTCGTTTCCATCGCGTTTTATTTTCAAAAAAATTACCGAGCGCAAAAATTTGAGGGGGCAGGTGGTTCCTCGCTGAGAGGGGTTTGTCCTGAAAACCTCCCCCACCCCGTCCATTCGGCCTGTCAGCGGTTGCGAAAGCATTCCATAAGCTCCCGGTCACGCGGGCTCATGCGCTTTGCTATGCGCTCTCTGTCTGGCTGGTTGCCATGACTCACGCTGCTTTATCAGCCCACTAATCACCCGCTGCTGTTCCTGCTCAGTCATTGTTTGCCTCATAGATCCAGTCGGTGCGATGACGTGCTGCTTCTTCCTGCTCACGGAACTTACCGTCTTTACGCTGCTGCTTCGTCACCGGGTCTGTTGTGGTTGTCTTCCGTCCATGACAGGCAGCGCATAACGACTGGTGATTACTGGCGGGCCAGAACAGCACATCGGCTTCACCCTCGATAGGGATGATGTGATCGACGATAGTTGCCGATGTATAGACGTCAGCCTTAAGACAATGGACACACAGCGGATTAGCTTTCAGAAAATGACGACGGTATTCGCCCCAGCGGTTGGAGTAACCACGCTCTGTTCGCGTACCTCTTCGGCTGTCGCTTTGTCGGCGGGCATCCCGCTTATGCTCGTCACACTTGCCAGACTTCACCCGTTTATTACATCCCGGCTCAGTGCATCGGCGTAGTGGTTGCCACGGCATCAGTACACCCCCACATCACGATAGACAGACCACAACGCAGAGACAGCCATCGGTATCTCTTTGGCGTCAGTATCACCAATCATCGTGCGGTACTCGTACAGCAGAGATACGTACATCAGACAGCCAATCTTGATAGCTGGCGTAAACTCCAGCCCGTTATCAAACCGCTTGCCGATATGCTTCTGGCAAACCTCCAGCGCCGCATCGATGTACGCCTGTATCAGCGTGTCTTCATAATCATCATCAATACGGCAATGCAGCTTTGCTTCTTCCAGACCAATTAAATCATTCATTGAAAATGCCTCCCTTGCACAGCAGCTCAAGCCGGGTGTGATCCACATCAGGAATGACGGCCACAATGCCGTAAACCTGCCCCCGAACATTTGGCGAGCGGTACAAAATGCGGTTTGCGGTGGTGATATCGTCGCGGTAGCGCGTCCAGATTCGTACAGTGGCTTCGGAGTAGAGCGCCCCGGAAGACATACGCTCACGCCCACTTATAGCGCGGATTTCAGCCCAGACGGTGGCAAGGTCAGACCACACAGAGATAACCTGCCCCATCTGATCACGGTGAGATTCTGACTTCTGAAAAGTGACGCGGCGTTTCATCTTTCCGGCTCTCATTCGTCACCGTCCTTGTTGTCCTTACTGACCTTCACTTCCTGCTTCCATGCCTGACTGTATTCGTCGCCACCTTCGCGCGGTGGCATCCCTTCGCGTTCGCGGGCTTCGTTCGGGTTCATGATCCCGTTCTTGATACCGCGCTCATAAGTGGCGTAACGTTCGGTTGGAGTGGCTCGAAGAAGATCGGCAGAGTCGAACTCCACCTGATAACGGATTCCGGGTACAGGCGATGCCACCAGCAACGCGGATTTAATCTGCTGCTCAAAGTTCGCCAGCCACGGGCGCATTGTCATGGTAAGAAAGGCGCGGCTCGCCTCACTAAAATTGCTGTAGGTGCTGTTGCTGTATTCCTGCAGGAAGATGGGAGAAACGTTAAACATGCGGGCAATATCTTCAATGGTGAAGCGACGGGAGGCCAGCCACTCAGCATCCTGATTGCTCATGCCAAGCTGCTTATAGTCCATGCCACCTTCAAGGATCGGCGTTTTCCCGGCGTTTCTGGCACCTTTGTAGCGTTCCAGTGCGTCCAGAGCTTGTTTGCCCTTTAAGCTGTCGAGCCATTCAGCAGTAGTGACCACGCCAGCCGCCATCATGCCATCTTTCATAATGCTGGCACCGTGGCGCTGCTGAGCGAGGCCCAGCCCCAACGCCTCACGGCAGACGGTGATCGGCGAACGCCCCAGAAAGCCATCGTCGGTGGAGTAACGCAGGTGCAGCATCTCTTCCTGCAAGTAGGTGCGCACAGCCCCCGTAAACGGTTCAGTAACGGTGTATTTGTACTTATGCTGGCCGATACGTTCGGGAACAACCGCCCCCGGCGCATACGGATGCAGGGATTGCGGCTGGCCGTCACGGCCCCACTGGATCACCGCATAGGCGTTACCATTCAGCAGGCAGTGGCGCATCATCGTGCGTTTAAACTGGTAAGGCGTCTGGCAGTCGTTAGGCTGTTCGTTCAGGAGAAAATCCACCGGGTGATTGCTCAGCCACTCCCGCGCCTCTCGTCCTTTATCATTTCGTACCCGATAGAGGTAACAGGGCATTGTCGCCACAGCTTCACTGATAACGGAAACAGCATTCATCACCGCCGGCAGAGATTCCGCAGTACCCGCAGACACGTACTCGCCTGATCCGGTATTTGGAATCCCTGCCATCGCCAGAAACTCATCAATGGTCATGCTGCGCTGCTCGGAGGGTTCAGACTTACGGCCAAACGGCCAGATATTCCACATATCAAAGCCCCGCTAACTCAGCCCAGCGGCGACGGTTATCGCCAGCGCGACGCAGTTCAGGATGTTGGGAGAAAAGCGAACGGTGCGCGATTTCCACGCCAGATTCAGGATAAGCAGGCATAGACGTAACTGTAATTTCCCGCAGTTCAGCGGCGGTCACAGTGCGCAGGTATGGAGACTGGCCGATATCCCACGCCTCTTTCAGCGCACGGAAACCAAAACTCATGCCGGAAATATCTCCACGTTCCACCAGCTCCAGCACATCATTCCCAAGCTGGGTATTCGGTGGAGTAAGTTCGAAGCGCAGCCCGGTATCGTCCTCAGACAGCACCAGCGTGCCAGATTTAGTGCGCCCCAGCAGTTGGGTATAGTTATGCTCATACAGCGCACGCACATCACTACCGGATGCCAGGCTATCTTTAAACGCCCCCGGCGCGAACTGCTCACGAAATTCATCCCAGATAACTTCTGACAGGCTGTTCCAGCGCACCGCATAGCCCACCAGCTTTTTGTTGCTGGCGCTTAGTTCAGAGGTTCGGATTTCAAAATCAATTGTTTTCATTATTGGACTCCACAGAGGGCAGAAAGGGGCCGAAGCCCCTCACACGTCGAATCAGGAACCAGCAAGCTCCAGAATCTTGATGGCATTGGAGTCCACCACACCACCGCCCAGGTATTTATCGGTGTGCACCTTGTAGAAACCAGGTTCGGTGATGTTGTCGGGGCGGGTACGCACGCCAGTAGTGTGATCCACGATGAAGTAACCGCGCTTAAAGTCGCCGACCGCCAGGAACGCTTCACCCGCAGCCGCATCAGGCATCGTTTCCAGATACTGAACCGGACGGCCAAGGAGGGTATCAGGGGAATCAGCAACCAGACGATCGCGCCAGATATAATCACCGTTGCCGTTTTTCAGCTTTTGCAACGTAGCGGCGGTGTTGGAGTTCATCACCCATACGGCATTTTTGCGGTATTTGGCTTTCAGCTTGTACAGCAGGTCGATCAGACCATCAGAGGAAACGGCAGCAGCCTCCATCTTCTCCAGCGTGCCGAACGGACGGGTTTTATCGCTGATGGCCGCACGCGGATAGGACAGGAACCCTTTGGATTTTTTATCACCGTCGCCGTTTACAAAGTCGGTTTCTTCGGTAGCAGTGAAGGTGTCGGTGATTTCGGAAGACAGCCAACCCAGAATATCAACTTCGGAGAAGTCGAGAATTTCCTGAGTGGTTTTCGGGTAGGCGTAGATCGGGTTGAGTTTGATATCAACGCGCTCCATCTTCGATGTGCTGGTTTCGGTACGCGCTTCGCCTTCGGTGCCGCGCTTAACGGTAGTGCCACCCACTGACACCAGCTTCTGGTATTCGTTGGTTTTAGTGGTCTTCACCGTGGCGATGGAGCGCATAACGCTGTCATCCTGCAACTGGCGCATGATCTCTTTGTCCAGCTCAGGGATAACGGTATATCCTCCATCAGCCTGCACCAGCGTGGAGAGTGAGCGGGTATCGCCGGTCATGATGTAGTGGCGCAGTTCATCGTTGCTTACTGGCTCACCTTCAACGGAAGTACCAGGCATATTGCGCTGATCGTCGGCGACTGCTTCAAGACGGGTGATTTCAACTTCAAGCGCATCAGCATGGTCGCGGAGTTCGTCGAACTTTTTGCCCTCTTCTTCGTTAAGGCTGCGCTTTTCGGTGTCGGCTTTGTCCAGCATGGAACGCATCTGGGTTTTGAGAGCGGCTTTCTGCTGGCGTAATTCGAGTAATTTCTTCATGGAGTGGTTTCCGTAACAATTAATGTTAAGACGTGAAACCAACACTTAAAGGGATGGCCGTTTAACCTTTTTCGGACTCTCTCCGGCTGTCTCGCACAGCTTGGTTAAACGGCCTGTGGCGGCTCACGTCTGAGTGCCACCCTTCAAGATATACATAAAAATTTTAATTAATACCCCTACTTGAGCAAGAGGTAATATGAGGTAGAATCAGGTATATGATTTTTACAATTACTTTCAATTCATACAGGTGCCTGAATGCAAGTATATAAAGAAATTCTTGAATCCTTACAAAAGATGACTAATGTACGTTTAAATATTGCAATCCTTCTAACTTGCTTATTTTTAATTTTCATTTCACCTAATGATCATTTCATACTTGATCCTGTGTCAAAACTCATACCCCAAAGCCTTATTTTAATAACGTCAATTCGCCTAGTATTTTCCATTATAAATATGATTCACTCCATCATTTCTGAAAAAATAGAAAAACAAAACAGGGAGAAGCAAGAGATTATTGAAAAACAAAAAAAAGAGCAAGAGAAACAAATTTTAAAAGAGACTATGCGAGACACCTTTAATACACTGGACGTATACCAACTCCATATTATAAAGGAACTAATAGGCAAAAATAACAGCTCACACCCAAAAGATGCTTCACTTTTTTCTTTATGCAATCAAAATATCACACAAGTTGTTTCTACTGGTGAGACATCACAAAGCGTAGCACTGACTAGCATCGCCAAAGATATTATTAAAACCGATTTTAACGATGATATATCTCACCTTGAAATAAGTGCTGCAACTAGAGCATTTAATTCAATGACGCATAAGGAAATAGATTGTTTTAAATTGTTATTAGAAAAAGGAATGATAAAAACATCTCTTTTTGATCGCTATAACAAAAGGTATTACTTACCGAGTCATGATGTATTCAAAGAATACAGCAAATCCATTCTTTTTATGCAACCTCAAAAAGGTTATGAGTATATTTTAAATCCAACCTTAAAAGATGTATTAAGCAGTTATTAAAAGCTAGCCGCAAGCATGCGGCTATTCTTATTCATAACTTTCATACCATCATTTACTCAGAGGAAAGTTTCATGTTATCTCTATAGATCTGTAAATAATCGATCATTGCATCTAATTGTTCTCTGTTCGTGGCTAAAATTTCCTCTGACAGCGTACTGCGAACAAAATCATGATGATCGATCCAAAAGAAAGCACCATCGGCTAGGGACTGCTTATACTCTGCCGTCGACATGTCGCTTATGTCCCTTAGTCCATACTGCTCATAATGTTCTTTGATGTCCTGAAAAGTAATAGGCATACCACCCTCTTATAAAAATATAAAATATGTGTTTAAGTGTTCACCCCTTCACCTTTATGGATTTTCTTATTAAATTCATACGGTTATATGGTGAACACTCTTCATTCAGGTGTTCACAAGTGTTCACCCGACCCTTCACCCTTTAGAACAAAAAACAAACGAAAGGTGAACAGGTGAATACCTGGTGAATACTTT